TTGGTAGCCGCATCATATGTAGCACTTACATGAGTTAAACCAGCAGCACTGACAGCAGCAGGAATTTGGCTTGCCGCGCTAGTGGTTGTGTTACTAAGTGTAATCGTTGATGCTGAACTCCATGAATTACTACCTGCTAGAGTTTCTCTGATTTGGAAGTTCCATGATCCTATAGGATTTGAAGTACTTGCCTCACTGACTACTCTTGTTACATTAGAACTATTTCTACGCCACAATTTAAAGGTAGCCTCAACATCGGTTTGATGGTCATAACTACTTTCTATATATACTGTGCCTACAGGAATGTTTAGTCCACCGTCTACACTATCTAGTTTGTAAATTGCCGCAAGGTTCGAATCGTAAATCGAAGCAGGAACTGTTCCCCAGGTTTTTGTAGATCCATTATAAGTTTTAACTGACCAATTGGCACCTTTACCTGGGCTGGTAGTTTTAATCCACACGCTACCAGTTACTGCGCTACTGCCTGTAGCAGTTGTAAAATCAGGATATGAAGTGTGAGGAGCTACAACTACTTCTTTGGTTGTACTATCAAAACCGTTTTGTACTAATATCCAAGAATTTGTGCTGTCTTTAAAATATAGTTTGTTTTCATTATCACTTGTGACAACCATAGCATAGTCGCCCTTACTACCGAAACTAGTAAGTGGCACCAGTGATCCATTGGCTGCAGTGCTATAATTTGTATCATCAACTAATTTAGGAGTCTTTTGAGTAAATGCGCCTTTACCGCTATTGGCAGAAGCATCCCATTCAAATACACCAAATAAACTATCATCAGTATCTACCCAATATGTTCCGCCTACTGGATCACCATCTGGAGCACTGCTGGAAGGAGCTATTTGACCTAGGTTAACGTCTGCTCTGGCAACATAAGCACGAGAAGTTACACCTAATGTGCTGTAAGCGGCCTGTAATCCATATTCATTTAATTCGCTACCATTGATAGAGCTGCCATTACTATCTTTTTCAAAGAATGGAGTGCCAAACGTGTCTGTTAAATCACGTTGACTGGTAACTAACCATACCTTACCATTGTTAGCAGTTGTTGTGCCCTGAGCGGTACTTCCGCTTGGGTTAGTTTTATCTTGTGCTGTGGCAACAAAAATAAAAGGAATCGTATTTGGTTGATTTGGAGAGTAAAAACTCTCATCAATTACTGTTACCTCTACACCTGGTGATCCTAATGCCATTATAACTCTCCTCAAAGGACTTCTTTGAATTATTTAGCGGAAAGTTTTAAATTCACCATTGTTAAATACACTGAAAAGGGCACAGAAAAGGGCGCGAATGAGAAAGTTATGTAAAGTTTGTCAGCAAAGACCGGTGGCTATAAATTATTATAAAGGTAGTAAACTATTCTACAGGTCGAAATGTGATCATTGTGCTCGTGGATATACCTCACTTAGACCCTTATGGGCTCAACATGGTTATAAACAAAAGAATGTATGCGACAAATGCGGTTTCTCTAGCAAGTATAAAGAACAATTTAATGTATTTCATTTAGATGGAGATCTAACAAATTGCCGTTATAATAACCTAAAGACCATTTGTGCTAACTGTCAGCGTGTTTTACACACAGAAGGACATAAGTGGAAGCAAGGTGACTTAACACCTGACTTTTGAAGTAAAGTTATAAGATAAAGAAATTCTTTTATTAACTGAGTTATTTTTTGAAACGCAGTGAGCTATGTTACTAGGAAATATTATTAGTTTTCCCGGAATTGATTGATGTGAAATTATTTGACTATTTTTTTTGTTTACATTCTTATATGTTAAATTATACATTTCGTCAGCTGGGGTTTTGAAATAAATTATGCTGTCTGAATGAGAACAGCATTCAAGAACGTAGATAGCGCTGAGTTTATAGCCTGGATGTTTATGGAATTCTTGATAGTCATGTTTGTTATAAATGTTAAACCATGCACTAACAACGTCTAAATTTTCATCTATATCAAGTAAATTAGCATAGGTTTTCACTTCATCTCGTACCCATTTGTTCAGGTTTAGAAATTCTGTGTCATTATAACAATCGTACACACCGTCGCTGGTATTATAGGTTTTATCACTTATCCAATTTGTGCCGCCTGATTTATAATTAGTAGATATAAAAAGACAATGTTGTATTAGGTGGTCTTTAATTTGACTATGATTAGGATTAAAACTATATGATATTCTAACAGGGAAAAATTCTTCAATTTCCATATTGGCGTAGTATATCTTTGATCTGAGTGAACAAACTATCTATTGAATGATTATTATCTAAGGTATAATCTATATCTTCTCCTATCCAACTTGTTTCGCTAGCATGAATTTTTAATTCCTCCATACGCATTTTACTAATAGCCCAGCTCATGTTGGTAGGACCGGCATTAACATTTTTGGCATCTTCATACCACTCAGGGTCCGGACCTCTTTTTATTCTAATAACTTTGCCGTTTAAACTGTGAATAGCCTTAATTTCATTTTTGAAACGAACATCACTTATGACAATATTATCCTTAGTTTTTCTTAGTTTATTTTCTAAAGAAGCAATCCAAATGTCGTCGTGGAATCCTTGACGACATACTTCTGTACCCCAATGTTGCATAATCCACCTGGGTGTAAGATGGGGGATTTGTAAGCGGTCGGCCCACCATGTATCTATTTGTTCTCGCCATTCTCGGCTTTCTTTTGTTTTCCCCTCTAGTAAGGTTCTGTCCCAGCCGAAGATGTTGCTCAAAGCATCTTTAAGCGTTCCAGCAAATGAATCTCTTCTAAATCCATGAAAATTTACAAGGTAATCGGCCGCAGTGTCTTTACCGCTGCCTATGAATCCGACAAACCCTACAATCATAGTCTCTCCTAAAGATACTATAATTTATAACAGTTCAACAGTAAGGTCAATGGTTTTGTTAACCAATAACAAATGTAAGGGGAGTGGAGCCTTCTTTGTAGTTGATAAGGTCGAGCTCTAACATTTCCATTTCAGCTTTTCCTTCACCTTTTAATGCCGTGCCATTAAGTTGAGTACCGCCTTGAGGACCGGCAATGGTAGCAAACTTTTCTCTTGCTTCTCCTAGCATGACTTTACAATTAGCCAAGGCATAATCCTTTAGCCATTGCCCTGCATAGGTGTCTTGAAGTAGATTAAAATCAGGACGATAATTATACATCCAAATTAACACTTCTTCTTCTGTCCTAGGTCTCTGCATGACTGTTAACAATTTTGTAGTTTTATTAAATGTAAAATTAAGTTCACTACCGAATATTTTACCAACTAATTTTTGGTAACTAGCAAACGCATAATATGTTGCTAACCCGCCCATATGTGTAGAACTTAACAGATATGTATTGGAATATGCTAGGTTAAATGGTTCAAAGAGCGAGCCACCATCACCGCCACCTGTGCGGCTTCCTATGGAACGGCGGAAAAGTTGCCTTACATTTTCTACTTCTTTTGGCAAAATATAATCATTTTGATCGACCTGCAGAGTTATAAATCCAAAACTTTCTTCAACAGCGTTTGAACTGCGTTGACGGAATTTACTCAAAGCACGATCTATAGCCGTAGTATAATGAATAGGATCTAATTCTATATCCACCATACCGGCACCTAGCATAGCCTGTATATATTCTACTACCTTATTTCTTTCATTTTCGGTGTCAGTCATAGTGATATTTAGCAATAAATAAAGAACAGCTTCCAAGGATTTAAAATGCCCACTATAGTTCAGTTCAGAAGAGGAACTTCGAGTCAGCTTAATGGTTTTACCGGCGCCGACGGAGAATTGGTATTCGATACAACTTTAAAAACTCTTAGGTTACAAGATGGTAGTACATCAGGCGGTATTGAATTACTAAGAAAAGATCTAAATAATTTAGTTAATACAATCACAACAGTTACAAACTCTGCCACCACATTAGATACTTGGTCTACATCACAATATAGATCAGCAAACTATACAGTCACAGTTACAGATAACATAAACACACAATATGAAACCTGCGAAGTAAGCGTCATTCATGACGGAACCTTGCCTTTCATTTCAGTAGCTAATAAAAATTATACTGGCGCAAGCAGTAGAATTTCCTTTACGGCAACAATTGCCGGAGGGACATTAACATTACAAGGAATAGGAGTTAGTACTAATAATACTGTAAAGTTTATTAAGTACGCCATTCCGGTATAAAATGCCACGTTTATCACTTTATCGTCCAGAAAAAGGTCATGATTTCCGCTTTTTAGATCGTGTAATTAACGAACAATTTCAAGTAGGTGGAACAGATGTGTTTGTTCACAAATACATAGGCCCTGTCGATCCTTTAGAAGGCGAATCGAGTCCTGCTGTTCCTAATAATACAAATGCTATCCCAGAATTAGGTATTCAAGATCTAATTTTTATGGAAAATAGAGACAGAAAATACGAATCTGATGTGTATGTTATGCGTGGCATCTACACCATGCAGGATTTGGATTTTAATCTCAGTCAATTTGGTCTGTTTTTACAAAATGATTCTATATTGTTACATTTCCATTTGCGAGATTGTGTTGATAAAATACAGAGAAAATTAATGGCAGGGGATGTTATTGAACTGCCTCATCTAAAAGATGAATATGCCTTAGATGATAGTCTTGTTGCGCTTAGAAGATTTTATGTTATACAAGACGTAACTAGACCTACAAATGGATTTAGTCAAACTTGGTATCCCCATCTTTTAAGGTGTAAATGTGTTCCGTTAGTAGATAGCCAAGAATTCAAACAAATTCTAGATGGCGATAGCGGAGCAGGAGATGGTAGTAGCCTCCGTGACCTGTTAAGTGAATATAAAAAGAGTATTGAAATAAATGATCAAATAATTGCTCAGGCAGATTTAGACGCTCCATTAAGTGGTTATGATGTATCAAGTTATTATGTCATTCCTACAACTCCTGACACTGGTTTAGTAGATGTAGCAGAAGGCAGTCAAACTGATATAGACGCCAGTGTTGAACAGGCTATTCAGGATGCTTCTGTTGTGTTACATACTCCTAGGGAAAACATATACGTTAAGGCAGGGTATTTGACAGGCGATGGTATGCCTGCTAATGGCAGTGCTTATGGGTTTGGCATAACGTTTCCTACCAATGCTGTACAAGGTCAATTTTTCCTTAGGACAGATTACCTTCCTAATAGATTGTTTAGGTTTGACGGTAAACGTTGGATCAAATATGAAGATAATGTTAGAATGACTCTTAATAACTTCGGCAATCAAGATGTTGAAAGCGGAACATTTGCTGGTGCTACAGTACGACAAACACAAAAAGCCAGCTTTATTAATAATAACAACACCTCTACTATAGCAGGTGAAGTTGTTCAAGAACGTCAAGCATTAAGCAAGGCTTTAAAACCAAGGGCAGATAATTAAATGGATTATTTTTATGATGGTCAGGTAAAACGCTACCTTGCGCAGTTCATTCGCATTATGAGCAATTTTAGTTATAAGGATGCCGCTGGAAGATTGACTAGAGTACCTGTTAGATATGGTGATATGAACAGACAGGTAGCACAAATTTTAAGAAAGAATACAGAAAACACTATTCCTAGTGCGCCATTTATTGCCTGTTATATTAAGGATTTACAGTATGATCGTGCTAGGGTACAAGATCCTAGTTTTGTCGGTAAAATACATGTAAGAGAACGTGCCTTTGATGAAGAAACAGGTGAATATAAGGTTAATCAACAAGGATCAAACTATACAGTTGAGCGATTAATGCCTGTGCCATACCTTGCTGATTTTAGCGCCGATATATGGACAACTAATACAGATCAAAAGTTACAATTATGGGAACAAATAGCCGTGTTATTCAACCCTAGTTTAGAACTTCAAACTACAGATAATTATATAGATTGGACTAGTTTAAGTACTTTAACTATAAAAAGTCAAACATTTACTAGCAGGTCTGTACCACAAGGCCTTGAACAAGATATAGATATTCTAACAATAGTTTTTGAAACGCCAATTTGGGTAACTCCGCCTGTTAAAGTCAAACGGTTAGGCATTATAACAAAAATATTGGCAAATATCTATCCTAACACTGCCGGAACTATTCAATCAGAATATAGCGATGTAGATGCTGTAATAGCATCACTGGGCACTGATCAAGAAATGGTAGTGGTAACACCGGGAGACTTTGATCTACTTGTTTTAGATAATAAAGCCACGTTAGTATCTAACAATGCAGCCACTACAAGTTTTGTAGAGATGTCGTTAACTGGAGATCAAAGTAGTTGGTATAGAATCTTAGATATGTATCCAGGTTCTTTTAGAGCAGGGTTGAGTCAGCTAAGATTAAGTAAAGCGGACGGAAATGAAATAGTAGCCTACATAAGTTTAGATCCTTTAGATGATAAAAAAATGTTATTAAATTTTGATATTGATACAATACCAACAAATACAATAATATCAGGCAGAGGGACAGTGGACGCAATTATCAACCCAGAAACCTATAACCCCAGTCTAAAAGTGTCGGGTACAAGGTTTTTAATATTAGAAGATATCAATATTAATTCTTCTTTCGGCAGCGTAGGCTATGATGGACCAGATGCTTGGAAAAATGCTGACGGTAGTGATTTTCAAGCTCATGCCAATGACATTATCGAATGGGACGGTAGTCAGTGGAATATTATATTCAATTCAGCAGTAACAACGACAGTAAATTATATAACTAATGCTTATACAGGAGTCCAATATAAATGGGAAGATGGCTCTTGGAGCAAGAGCTTTGAAGGAATTTACGATAAAAGTTTATGGAGGTTAATACTGTAAAAATTACCTGTAGCGGAGGACTTTTTGTTTCTAAAGATACAAAAAGGTTTTTATTATTACTGCGCAATCAAGGTAAAACAGCAGGAACCTGGGGACTTGTAGGCGGCAAAAAGGAACCTTCCGATAATACATTAATAGAAGGTTTACACAGAGAAATACAAGAGGAAGTTGGAAAAACTCCAACAATTAAAAAAATAATTCCTCTAGAATTGTTTACAAGTAGTGACCATTACTTTCAATATAACACTTATATATTGTTAGTTGAAAGAGAATTTATTCCTATATTGAACAAAGAGCATGTAGGATATGCCTGGTGTAATTATGAATCGTGGCCTAAACCATTACATCAAGGATTAAAAGTAAGTTTCAATAATAAAATTATTAAAACAAAGATAGAAACAATGCTAGATTTAATTTAACAAGTCTGGGCCAAAGGCATATGTACCTAAATGTCTTAGTTCCATACTAAGTTGAGTATCTATTTTAACTGTGTAGCCAGCTTCGGCTATTTTTTGACAGAAAATCATATCTTCGCCTAAATGGTCGTTAGTTTCTGGAGAAAATCTAAATTCAAACCAAGGTTGAGGAATTTTATTAAGAATATCAGTTTTCATTAGAAAGCAACCCATGCCTACACCTTCTACAGGCATAAGTTTATTTCTAGGTTCGAAGGGCAAAGGATTTTGCCAATCCCATATAGTTTCGTAGGCAACCCCTTGCGGAGGAAACTGTCTTCTTACATAATTACAGGCTACAACATCTTCATTATGCGCTAATAATCGTTGAGCTGTTGCCGGAGGAAAAACAATATCACTATCAAGCCAAAGGCAATATTCTGCCCCAATGTTTAATGCTTCTATACCTAAACGTTCTCTTTGAGTAAGCAAAACTGTGCTAGTTTCATGTATCACAAAAGTTTCTATGCCAGATGCCATGTTCAATTTGACCATTTCCACAAGGCAGTTGGCATGAGCTGTGTGTAATACATCTCTTGCTGGAGTAAGAACTGCTAATTTATTTTTTTTGATAGACCATTTTGTAGAAGAAAATACAGACTTTTTCATGCTCCCGCCATTTCGTCGCTCAAAGTTTCACCTTTAATAACCAGTTCTTGAATTGAACTAATAAGGTCTTGAGTACGTTTGGAAGTTAGAATAAAATCCTCTGGACTTAATCTACACATTAGTTCCATAGTTTCAAAACTAATTCTACCTTTTGTCAAAACTTCTAATGCGTTAGTTCTGGCAAGAGATTCAATGAAGTTCTGTGAAACAACTTCATCCTCTTTAGACAATAGTTCTATACATTCTTCTTCATCTAGATCAGATGCTATTTCATGTAGATAGGCAAGCTCATTTGCTTCTGCTTCTGTTGGTTTTTTTGTGCTTTCTAATTCTTTAATTCTATTCAAAAAATCTAATAAAACTTTAGGATTACTGGACCTATCATGCCATATAATATTTTCTAATTCCCATTTACTAGGTCCCGGTTTGACTGTTTTTAAAATTTTATCTATATTAAGTTTCATCTTTTTCCTATAAGATTAAATTAGGTTGGATAGCCATATGGAGCATTTGTATTTCCGCCAAAGGTTGCTGAAAACTTAATAGCTGCTCCATCTGTATCAGCAGGATCTGGCGGCACTGTTTCATATGGCCCTAACGTGGCACTAAGCCGAATATTAGTGCCACCTGCTGGGGGGTACGAATTTGTTGCATAAGCCGCATACACTTTGCCAAATGCTATGGCTAGTCCTGTATTTGGTATTGCTGGTGATCCCATAATCTATTCCTTCGGCCGGTTATTTATTGCCACTATTATTAACAAGTTTATAAAGATGAGCAATTTGTATTTGCTGCTCTTTAATAGCTTCAATCAATAACGGTACCAATTTTTCATATTGAACTGTTTTATAGTTTTCACCAGAAATACTGTTTCCATCTTTGTCAGCATCGAATGGTGCTAACTTAACTGCTTCCGGTAACACTGCTTCTACTTCATCAGCAAATAAACCAACTATATTAACATTCTTATTATATCCAAATTTTACTGCTAAATCGTTTGGATTGTAAAGAATACCATTTAGCTTGTTAACTTTTAATATAGCGTCTTGTAAAGGTACAACATTTTCTTTCAATCTACGGTCTGAATAGTATGCCGTAATTTCATTTGTAGCACGAATTTCACCTGCTGTTCCAGATGCTGCTGTGCCCACACCTAACGATTCTACTCTAAAAGCACCGTTACTTGGCTGGAAGGTAAATTTAGTGGTAGAAATCTTAGGTGTTTGAGCACCTGTTCCTGCTGAAAACACTGGGTAAAATGCCGATGCTGTAGATGTATCGTCTGTGGCATTGATAGAGTTAGCAGGTCCTGTTGGCCCAGTTACACCTTGTGGTCCTTGTGGTCCAGTTACACCTTGTGGTCCTTGAGGTCCTTGTGGTCCAGTTACACCTTGTGGTCCTTGTGGTCCAGTTACACCTTGTGGTCCTTGTGGTCC